TTTAGAAGCGTATTTGGTCTTCTTCATCATGCCGCCTTTCGACATGTATTTAGTTTTTTTAGTATGGCGTGGCATTTGTTTATTCCTTATATAAGTTGTCAAAAGTAATATCAGGGTCTGTGTAACTATCGTGTATTTCTGATGAGTGTATGTACTGGCTAGGTGCAAAATCAGGCGCTCCCTCTCCAGTAACCCACAAAGCTGGGTTCGTAACTCGTACTCTGTTATTTGGCAGTGCAACGATGTTGCCTGTCCATTTGTCAGCGTCGATAAGCTGTAGTACGTGGCTTTGTTTGTGTTGTGCAGGATCGTCGCTAATGTAGCTGTCAGTATAATCTACAGTAAACATATAGCGTCCTTTGTAGAAATCTCCACCTATTTTACAAATCCACGGACTTGAACTGATTCTATCCATAACGATGATGCTATGGTTTCGAGATGAACAGTCCCACGGCTGGGCTAGGTGTGTATCCATTCGCTCTGGTACTTCTTCTAAGCCCTCGTCTGCGATTAGGGCTGTAATGGGCATTCTTGCCCACATTGCACCACCGTGTATATTTTCTTCTTCATCTATGCCTGTAAACACAACCTGAAAACTAAGACAACGGTCTGGAATTGTATTTACTGCGATAACAAGAGCGTGTAGTAGCTCTCCGTGATATTCTTCGTGATGATTATGGGTAAACTCTTTTCGTATCCAACATTTGAAATGAGGAATGTTGCTTATGAGGTAAGAAATAGCACTTCTCCTTTGTTAGCATTTCCAGCGCCTTCTTGCTTGGCGTATTCTCGAATTGGGATTGTTTCGTGTCTTGGCAGAAGAGCGTTTTAGCTGTCCTAAACTTCTAGCACAGTACGATTTACGCCGTTTTGCCGCCTTGCTCCCCGGCTTGACCTTTCCAGTCACTGCCGTTTTGAGTTTACTCCCCGGATTTGCTCTACGATGCGCTGCTACGCCAGCGCGTGTCATTCCTGCACCCTTTTTAGTAGGACGATAGTTCTTTTTTGTGCGAGGAATTGCCTTTTGTGCCATTTTATGCTCGTTTTTTCTTTCGTTTCTTCAGCTTTTTGAAGTCTGCACCCGTAATTTTGTTACGAGGCGGTGCTGCGCTTGCAATTTTACGCTGTCTTGGGCTAAGTTTTTTATTTTTCATGATTATTTACGCCTTTTACGCGCTGTTTGCGCGGCTCTTTTAAATTGACCACTAGTTGGAGCGCCTTTTGCACCCACTTTTCTCATCTTTTCGCCTGAACCTGCCTTTATTCTACGCCTTTTAGCAGCGATATTGGCATACAAACCTCGTCTAGCCACTGTAGTTAGCCTTTCTAGACCCACGGGCATAGACTTTACCGCCACCCATCATCTTTTTAGCTTTTGCTTTCTTCTTTTTCTTTGGCATGACCATGCCGCCGCCCATCATAGGCTCAACGTCATCTTTTTTCTCTCTCATTTTTTGTATTTTATTTGTTTCCTCTATCATTTTTTTTATTCTGTTAAACCTAGCTAAATCAGGAATAGAACGCCTTGCATCACCACCTTCATTATACTTTTTTAGATTATCTTTGTAATATTTAAAATCATCGTCTGATGGTAGTTTACCTTCACGTTGGTCTTTTTTCTCACTAAAATAGTCATCTAAATTCATTTTTAAATCTCCCCGTTGTCTATAGTAATAGTTTTATCAATTTCTTTTTTAGCAGGGAGTAGTACAACACCGTGAACAACCTGCCCCGTAACTTCTGTGGTTTGCTTTTTTGAAACTCCGATACGATCTAGAATGGACTCAGCAGCTTTCATTCGCATGTCCATCTGATTCAGCGGAGTTGTGCCATCAGCGTCCAAACCTTCTACAATACGAGTCGCAGCTTTTACGCCATTCACGGCTAAATAATCTTTGGTCCTTGCAGCAATCTCTTCACGCAGAGACTTCATAAGACTTGAGCGGGACGAATTGTATCCCGCTGTCTTCATGGCCTCTCCGACACGACCACCGTTCTCGAATAGCGCATCCAAGAATGCCGCTTGCTTTTCTGTCAGCTTACGGCTAGGGTCTGTGCGAAAGGCGGTTCCTGCTACTGCTTTACCGGACATAAACTTATCGCATAATCTTTTTCATAATGGACGGCATAAACGACATGGCTTCTTCTTTACGCTTTTGCTCTTCTTCTTTTGTCGTGTATGGCTCGCGAGGCTTCATCACCATGCCACCTTCTTGCATCTCTGGCTTCTCCATCGAACCAGCAGCTACACGCCCACCGTACGAATAATTTTTTGTAGCCATCTTGGGCATGTCATCTTTTTCTGATTTCATCATCATCATATCTAAATTGCACCTTTAACTAAATTATCTTTTAAAACTAACACGTAGCCAGCCTTGTCTTCTTTTTTTACTTTTAATACAACAATACTGTCGTTTTCAAAATCTTTGTATTCTGCTACAACCTCGTCAATTACAAACTTAGACGGATTGTCAAACTTGACACACTCTTCTGCCATTAAGTTTAAAAAGAAGTATTGTGCAGCTAGCTGTTTTGACTGACTGTCAAAGTAAGCTAACTTCATAATTATTTCTTCATGCTTACACACAAAACTTAACAATACTACTTTTTCTGATGGCACGCTGTTTACACGCACAGTGCCTATGTCGTTTGTTGGTTTCATGTGGTTACACGCACCTAAAGAAAAAATACAAAAGATTAAAGCTGCTACAATACTTTTCATAGCTAGTCAGACATGATGCTGAGTGAGCGCAGCTTTTCTGATTCTGGTACAGATTCTTTGAGATGCACGGTTAGAAGACCGTTTTTAAATATTACATTTTCTACTTCTATATGGCGACCAAGCGCAAATACTTTTTTAAAGTTACGCTTTGCGATGCCACGATGATTGTATTGTAACACATCATCGTCGTCACTTGTTTCGTTGTGTACGTCACTAGATACAGTCAACGTTTGTCCTTTTACTGATACGTCTAAGTCCTCTTTGTTAAACCCAGCAAGTGCAAGAACGATAGCGTGCGAGCCGTCTTTTTGATTTATAATGTCATGCGGCGGATAGCTTGGCGTTGTTGAATTTAACAATACGGAGTCAATCGTTTTAAAGAACGGATCAAATCCGATAGCTTGGTTAAAGTAACGAGAACCGAGAAGTTCGTCTAAAGAAAAGTTAGGCATAATTATATCTCCCTTTTTTGTATTTTCTTTGCCCGTTGTGGCACAAAGATAGAAGTGCTGAGTGTTCCGTCACGTACTTTGAATATAAATATATACAAGAGGTCGGCAAAGTGTGAACATACAAATAGCACTACTATATACTATTATACACTTTGATAGCCATGTTGTCAATACTTTTTTTATACTTTGTGCATTTTTTTCTTGACAACTTGTAAATCTAAGTGTATAATAGGAGATACTCCGTTGGGCAAAAGGATATCTATAAGATACTAAGAGATCGTATAGACAAAAGATTCACATAGTTCATAGGGCTATGTAGTCGAATGATTCACATACTAAAAATAAAATAAAATTCGTTTATGGGTATATACATGTCCATGGGTACCCAGTGGCCCATGCGGCCCCTACGACGATTTTTTTCATTATTTAGGCCAAACCGCTCGGCGAAGATGTTGCTTGGTAGTCTAGTCGGGAAGTCACGCGAGACGCCTTGTCGATCTAAACGCAATATGTTTGCGCCGCGCGAGGTTGTTGTTGCTTGTTTGACAAAAAGCATACTGTCGAGGGGGGCATGGCGCACAAACCAACGCACAGCGAAAAACGCAATAGACTATGGCGCACAATGCCTTGCTGATTAATTAGCGAATTATTCATGTTGAACACAAAAAAGAACCCCGGCGGTTAGGCCGGGGCTAAGTTTGGGGGAGGAAACCTTATTGTGTCTAGTCGTCGTCGCCTGTCTCAATTCGTGCCGCAGCGTGCATTGTCATCTCAAAAAGCACCATGCCGGATGGGTCAACGACCTTAATCGTACGCATGTTGTAATTGCGTTCCTTGTCGCACGGTTCGACGTAAACGCCCGCTGCATTGCGGATCGAGATCGAGGGCGTCGATAGCGTAACGTCACGGCCCACCGTGCTAGAGCTATAATAGGGTGACTTCTTCAGGTCTGCGATTTCGTAGTATTCTTTAGCCATTTGTTTTTCCTCGTTTCAGTCTGTTGTGTGTTTAACGATGATTAATATAACCATAGTTCAGCAGATTGCACAACATAAAAAAACAGGCCCGCCAAACATAGCACGCCATGCACTGCTAATACCGCTAGTGATACTTCCAT